GTTAGCCAGAGACATACTCTGGGAGAAATGCCAACACTTGTTTCATTGGCAGGGACTATTGGTGAATCAGCCGCAAGGGATATGTCAGCATACTTCAGTCTAGCTGATGCCTTACCTACCAAGGAAGCTATCTACAAAAAACCTAGTGAAGCATCAGTGCCAAACGATCCGAGTGCAAGGGTGATTCTTGTCATGAGAGAGTTGATGACAATCAAGAAAGAAAACGTAGAGGCTTGGCTGACTTACATGCAACGATTACCTATGGAGTTACAGGCATTGTTTGCTGTCAACATCATGGCATCCGAACGTAAGGGTATGTTTGCAACCAACAAAGTGTTTACCGACTGGGCAGTTAAACACAATCAATTCTTTTGAGGAGAGTGAAGATGACGAAGTTAACGAATCCTAGCGATAGGATTACCAAGTCACACATCGCTATCATGCGTAGCAAGGAGTTCTGTATGTTTTCAGGAGTTCTTTCTATTGGCAAGGTAGAGATGACTGACAAAATACCAACGGCTTGCACCAATGGTAGAGATGTAATGTATAACCCTGAGTTCATCAACACACTTGATGACAAAGAGTTGAACTTTGTAGTATTGCATGAGGCACTGCACAAGGTGTATCAACACATGCATATGTGGAAGAAACTGTTCAAACAGAATCCACAACTTACAAACATGGCGGCTGATTATGTTGTGAACTATTCAATATATGAAGCTGACAAAACTAACCATTTGACTGTCATGCCAAAGGGTGGATTGTTTGAACACAAGTATGCCAACATGACAACCAAACAAATCTTTGACTTGTTGCAAGAGAGTGGGGAAGAACCACAACAAGGACATGATGAACATGATTGGGATGGCGCTCAAGAAATGACTGAGGAGGAAGTCAAAACTACAGAGCGACAAATCGATCAAGCATTGCGTCAAGGTGAAATCATACGAGGCAAAATGGAGGGCAATGCAAACAGGTCTATCAATGAACTACTGAAACCAAAAGTAGATTGGCGAGAACAACTGCGTGATTTTGTTACTACCATATGCAAGAGTAAAGATGTATCAAGTTGGAAGCGACCACATAGGAGATTCATAGGACAAGATGTATATATGCCTTCTATGATTGGTGAAAGTATTGGCAAAGTAGCAATTGCCATTGACACTTCAGCATCTATTGGACAGAAAGAGATAAACATGTTTCTCTCTGAAGTTGTTGGAGTATGCAACGATGTCAACCCCCAAACTGTAGAACTATTGTATTGGGACACAGAAGTTGCAGGGCACGAGACATACGAGCAAGGTGACTTTGAAAGATTGTTCGAGTCAACCAAACCGAGAGGTGGGGGTGGCACATATGTTACGTGTGTAAACGAGTATCTACAAGCTGAACGCATGGAGCCTGAAGTAGTATTGGTTCTGACTGACGGTTATGTAGAAGATGATTGGGGTGGAGCATGGCAAAGTCCTGTTCTATGGGCAGTGACTACTGACTTGCAAGCACCTCATGGTAAAACAATTAACGTAAAGGAGAATTAAAATGGGAATACATGTTCCAGAGAAGCATCTAAAAGTAATATCAAAGATGACGGCTACCTTTGACTTAAAAAGATTAACGAAAAGACAGCTTACGAATGTCAAAAAGTATTATCAAATGCAAGACTTTAGTGGTGATACAGTAACTAAATACATTGCACGAGATATATGGAATGATAAAGGTGTAAACGACCATCCACATATGCAAGAACATTGGGATAAAACTGTGGTTCATAACTTTCCATGCAATCACATATTATGGAAAGACATACAACAGTATTTAGTTATGTGCAAACTTGCTGACACAAAGGTGTATGACATAGATATAAATTTCATAAATAGATCCTTAGTAGAAGTAGACAAAATTATAGCGTCAGGTTCAGATGAACCTGTATCGGAAGGTTTTGCTACTCATAAGATAAAGTGGGAATGGAAAAAAGACAATGATTATGAAGAGAGTCCTAAAGACTGCGTATTAAAAAAGTTGCTCAGTGGTATACGCAGGACTATGGTTCCAATGAATAGTGACAATCCAGGAATTATGCTTATTGACAGCATGATTGATGGCAAAGTAACTGAATACCAACAAACTTACAAAGGAGAACATAATGACTAGTATCGCATCAAGTTCAGTTCTTATAGACCTAAACATATCTGTATGGACTGCAAGAAAGTTAGACAAGAGTGTATCAAAAGAAATTGATATTGATAAAAACACTACGACAAAAGCAGGCAACTACAACAAACATTTGTTGGCAGGGGCAAGCGAATTAGAACGCATTACTAAACTGTCAACAGAAATACGTGATTGGCATACAAGACAGACACTGCCATGGTCAGATACAGGCACGAGACTGTTACCTATGACGAACTTCTTTGACTACAAAAGTCAGCTGACTGACTATGAGGATTTGTTTAAAGAGCGTGTAAAAACGTTTCTTACTAACTATCCACAAATCATAACGGCTATGGCTTACAGGCTAGGTGAATTGTTTAATCGTGATGACTATCCTGATACTGATGTAATATCTAACAGGTTCAGTCTGAAGTATACAATTATGCCTGTGCCTGAAGCAGGGGACTTTCGTGTAAACCTAGGCAATGATATGGAGACAGAACTTAAAGAGGAGTATCAAAAAGCATACGATGATCGAATTGAGAATGCTATGAACGACGCTTGGTCTAGAGTTCACAAGACAGTAGAACATATCGTAGAGAGATTAGGTGGCGATGACAAAAAAATATTTAGAGACAGTCTTGTCAACAATGCCCTAGACTTAACTGGTTTGCTTACAAAGTTGAATGTCACCAAAGACCCGAAGCTTGAGAGTGTAAGAGTTAAACTAGAGAAATCACTCATGGGTGTAGACCCTGCTGAACTACGACAACACTCAGATTTACGTGCTGACGTAGTTAACAAAGTCAACTCAATTATGGAGAACATATGAAAGTGTTGAAGCACGATCACCCCTATGCTCGCATGACTAAAGAAGAGAAAGAAAAAGTTTCGATACTTAAACTTTCTCCCAACCGAAAGCATGTTAAAGGTGTAGGTATGAAAGACGGAATCTTTTATGTTATAGTAGAGAATGCGATGGACGATGCGTATCTAAGTTTTGCTTCAAAACTACACACAAGTCGTTTAATACTAAGACGAATAAAAGATTTCTTTACTACAAATTCTTGAAATCGGGAATTTGTATAGTATGTAAAATATATGGTCAAAAAAGTCACGGAAAAATGGGTTAAGCAACAAGTAGTAAAAAAGTTGAAAGACTTAGGTGCTTATCACTTTTTTCCTGTGGCTAATGGCTACATGAGTTCAGGAGTTCCTGACATCATAGCGTGTTATCAAAGTCAGTTCATTGGTATTGAGTGCAAAGCCAATGGCAACAAACCCACAGCACTCCAACAAAAACATCTCAGAGACATTACAAAATCCAAAGGTAAAGCTTTATTAATTGACGAAACTAATTTAAGTATGTTAGAGTTCTACATTAAAGGTAAATAATAAGGTGTGTATGAGAGCAAATTTAGAAGAAGATGTAGTGAATCATCCAAAGCATTACACCATGGGAAAGTTTGAAGTAATAGATGTATTACAAGAGTTCTTTCCTGAAGACCCATTGTTATGGCAATGTGGAAAATACTTAATGCGTTGTAAACATAAAGGTAATCAAATACAAGATTTAAAAAAAATGATTTGGTATGCTAACAAACAAATTGAAAAGTTAGAAACAAAAAAATGAGTTATACAGAAGAAGAAAAAACAAAGATTATTGAAAGAGCGTTAGACTATATGAAAAGAAAACCTAACACTACAAGGAATAAGGTAGCATTGTATGCAGGAGTTGCAGTTAGTGTATTAGAAAGATGGGGGATTGAATTACCTAAACCCATTACAGCAAAGCGACGAATGGGTAAAACTCCTTGGCGCATAGGACATATGGTATGAGTGATGACGTAGACAGAGCAAACGATGAAGTTCAAAAGAGACTTAAAGAAACTTTAAGCACAGTTGACGTAGAGATACCTGTCAACGAAACAGGTAAATGTCTTTGGTGTGAAAAACCAATAGATGATAAGAGAAGATGGTGCACAAAAGAATGCCAAACCGATCATGAATACTATGCAAGAAAATTATGATTATTAAAGAAGACAATCAAGTCGGACCTGCTGTTTGTTGTGAGTGTGGTGAAGACGCAAAAATTAATGATAGTGGCAAATGGTACTGCGCTATAAAAAGTGAATTAGGAATATTTAATATTCGTGGGTATTGTAAAAGAGCCAATACGGTCACTGATAAGAAAGGTAAAGTTTGAATCTAATTACGATTGATTTTGAAACATACTACTCTAAAGAGTATGGTTTAAAAAAATACACTACAGAAGCATATATACGTGATCCGCAGTTTGAGGTTATAGGGGTTGCAGTAAAAGAAAATAATCAAGACACTGTTTGGTTCTCAGGCAGTCACGAAGAAATAAAATCATTTTTACATTCATACGATTTTGAAAACAGTTTTGCATTAGGTCACAATATGCGATTTGATGGCGCAATACTTAGTTGGATATTTGACATCAAACCTAAAGGCCTGCTTGATACTATGGGCATGGGAACATTACTGCACGGGCTAACAGAATCAGTATCTTTAAATAATTTGTCTGGGCTGTATGGGCTAGGGGCAAAGGGGACAGAAGTTCAAGATGCATTAGGTAAACATAGAAATCAATTTTCTGAAAATGAATTATATAACTACGGGTTGTATTGTAAAAACGATGTGGATTTAACACATGCTTTATTTTATCAACTATATCCTAAATATAATAAAACAGAATTAAAACTTATTGATTTAACTATACGTATGTTTACAGAACCTGCACTACAACTCAACAAAGGGTTGTTGGTAAGACATCTAGCTAAAGTAAAAGCAACTAAAGAAGACCTATTAGACAAAGTAGCAGTTGACAAAGATTCATTGATGAGTAATCCTAAGTTTGCTGAAATACTTGAAAGCTTGAAAATTAAAATTCCTATGAAGACAAGTCCTGCAACAGGTAAAGACACATATGCCTTTGCTAAAACGGATGAAGGGTTTAAAGCATTACTAACTCATGACGATCCCTACATCCAAGCATTAGCATCTGCAAGGATAGGAAACAAATCTACAATAGAAGAAACACGCACAGAGAACTTTATACATATAGCTAACAGAGGATTGCTAGCAGTTCCACTAAAATATTCTGGGGCCGTTGTGTCACATAGATGGAGTGGAGTAGATGGGATTAACTTACAAAATCTTCCCAGATCATCTGAGCTCAGACGAGCTATATGTGCTCCAAAAGGTTATAAAATAGTCGCTGCTGATTTAAGTAACATAGAGCTTAGATTAGCGTATTGGTTTGCGCAGTCTACGGACAAAGTTAACTTAATTAGAGAAGGTGTTGATTTATATAAACAATCAGCATCAGATATAACAGGTATAGCGTATGACGAAGTTGACAAAGACTTACGGTTTATATTTAAGGTGGTTAATTTGTCAGGTATATATGGTGTTGGCGCAGTTAAAATGCACAGCATATTAACACAGGGCGGGGTAGATAAAGATATAAACGAGGTTAAAAATATAGTATATGCGTATAGAAATGCTAATCCTGATTTAGTAAGGGCATGGGGTGATGCAGGTGATATGTTGATGGCAGTAAAAGCAGGGCAAAAATATTCAATGGGAGCAGACAAAATAATACAAAGCGTGCCTAAAGAAGGCATGCTAAAACCTAACGGTATGATTTTAGGTTTACCTAACCTAAGAAAGATAGCTACAGAAGATGGTAGAGAGTCGTGGGTGTACGATAAAAAGTTAGGCAGGAATATAATTCAAGAATATATACACCCTGCTAAAGTTTTTCAACGGTGTATACAGTCGTTGGCACGTGATATTATAGGCGATCAATTGTTAGCCGTATCAAAAAAATATAAAGTAGTACTAACTGTGCATGATGAATTAGTCATGCTTTGTAAAGAAGAAGAAACAAAAGAGTGTGTATCGTATGTAGAGCAGTGTATGACAACTGCTCCTCAATGGTGCTCAAATTTACCTTTGGCTTGCGAGATCGGAGTCGGAGACAATTACATGGATGCAAAATAATGTCTAATTTAAAAACATGGTCTTATTCAGCTGCAACTACGTTTGAGAAATGTCCTAAGCAATATCAACATTTGTATGTTTTAAAAGATGTGAAAACTGACCCTAATCAAAAACACTTTTTATATGGTAACGAAGTTCACAAAGCAGCGGAATTATATGTCCGTGATGGTGTAGAACTTCCTGAGAAGTTTAATATATTCAAGTCTATATTAGATAAAGTTAAACGAATTCCTGGAGACAAGTATTGTGAACATAAAATTGGTTTAACCAAAGACCTAGAGCCGTGTGGTTTTTTTGATGACAACGTGTGGTGGAGAGGTGTATTAGACCTATTAGTGATAGACAAAGATAAAAATTTAGCTACAGTCATTGACTATAAAACAGGCAAGTCTAGTCAGTATGCAGACACAAGGCAATTGTCATTAATGAGTGTGGGTGTATTTAAACACTTCCCTGAAGTAGAAAGTATTAAGTCAGCGTTAATGTTTTTAGTAAGTAAAGAACTAATAAAAGAAGATTACAATAGTGAAAAAGTTGAAGAAATGTTTGAAGAATGGGGTAAAATAACACATAGGATTGACACTGCGTATAAAACAAACGTGTTTAATGCTGTACCAAACTTTGGATGCCGTTGGTGTCCTGTTGCTAGTTGTGCACACAATGGAAAATAAATATGAGCCAAGACAAAACAAAAAAGAAAACTACTAAAAAGAAAAGAGACTATAAAAGAGAAAACGAAATATATAAGTCTAAACCTGAACAAAAAAAACTTCGTGCATTACGCAATAAAGCACGGCAACAAGCAATTAAAGAAGGCCGTGCAAAAGTCGGAGACGGTACATCAGTAGAACATATTAAACCATTAAGTAAGGGTGGTAAAAACACTCGTAAAAATACTAAAATAGTATCGTTTGCTGACAACAGTTCATTTGATCGAAACTCTGATCGCTCTGTTCGCAAAAACACTCCTGGTATATTCCTCAAGAAAAAGAAAAAGAAAACAGCCACTAAAAAATCAAAGAAAAAGTCTGCATAATTTACATTGTTGTGTTATCATATATAACGATTAAAAATTAAGTAGGGTTTGTGTGAACGCAAAAACAATCAATTTAAATATAGACAGCAATAGCACAACTAACAAAATATTAGCTATGCAACCTTTATGGGTAAGCCGATCTAAAGACTATCCTTTTTACACACTAGGGCGATGTGCATATTTAGATGGAAAAACAACAGCATACTATAAAGATTCTGCATGGCAGAACGAAATACTTATAGGTGAGTTTGAAAGTTTATACGAAGAGCTATTAAACAAACTAAGCATTATATTCCAAGAACCTGTAGAGTTGGCTCACGATTTAGCTATACCAGGATTTCACATATTTCTTTCACATCCTGAATTTTTAAAAATATCAGGGAAGTGGCATCAAGACTACCCACACATAACTTTAGGTTTAGACGATGTTGATTCTTATGCGTTTACTGTCGCAATAAAACTACCTATATCAGGAGGAGGAGTTGATTACATAGATGAGTTTCATCAACCACAGAGATATGAGTACACAGAAAATAAATTAATGGTGCACAACGGTTTAACAATACATAGAATAGCTAGTTTAAAACAATATAAACCTGAAGAATATAGAATAACAATGCAGGGACATATAGTCAGACGAAATGGATTATTAGAAGCATTCTTTTAGGAGAAAAAGATATGACTTTAACAGAAGGCGCATTTATTTTAACAGTTAGTTTAAGTGGTGATTATGATGATTTAGAATTCGTAGGGTATTTTAATGATTGTGAGACGGCGATAGAATACTACCATGAGAATTGCAGTGAATACATGGCGGCGAGTTGTTTATTAACGGAGTATAGCAATCTTCCTGACGACCACCCTGATGTATTTGGATTTGAAATAACCGAACCACAATCCTGTGGCTTCGTCGGAGTAGACCCTAAAACTTTTACAAAGGATAAATAGTGGCAAAGATTAAACAAACGGAACAAGTAAGAGAACCTGTGCATAAACGAACGAGTCAAGGCGGACGAGTAGCCAAGACTTCTACTATGAACAAATACTTTAAGAAAGACTTTAAAAAATATCGTGGGCAGGGGAGATAGTGGAAATATTTAAAGACAAAGCGTTAATTGTAAACACAAATAAACCTGATGATATTTTAAAC